TCAAAAAGAGGGGCATTAGGATTTATTTCAAAAGAGACACCACAAGGGCTACAAGACACAGTATTGACAGCTGAAGAAAAATCAGAAATAGAACAAGCATATTATGAGCGATACGGTATTGGAGAAGGGCAAAACCCATTTGCAATATTGCCTTCTAATATGAAGTTTAATAAAACAGACTCAGGTTTATCAGAGTTTCTTCCAGTCGAGTTAAAGAAATCAGAGCTTCAATCAATAGCAAACTGTTTAGGGGGGTTCCCTTTAGCGCTTATAAATGGCGATGATAAATCAACTTATAACAACGTAAAGGAATATCAAAAAGCGTTTATTAATAATATAGTAAAACCTAATATGTCGTTGATATGTTCAGGACTTACCAGAGGGCTTAACTTGCCAAGCAATGAGTATTTAGAAGTCGATTATTCACAAGTAGAAGCTTTGCAAGTAGATAAAAAAGCACATGCTGAAACAACTAAGATTGAAGCTGAGAATTTAGTTAATTTAATGAAGGCTGGGCTGGTTACACCTGAATACGTATGTAAAGTATTAGAATTACCAGCGCCGCCAATTGTTGAACCAATAATTACAGAAAATGCCACGCCGACCGTTTGACAACGAAAAAGAACATGAATACATTCAATCGTGCATGATTGAATTGAAATCAGAATATGCAGATGAATCACAAAGATATGCAGTATGCAAGTCAAATTATGATAAGTCTAAAGCAGGCTCATTGGCATGTTGGAGTAAAAAGTCAATTAGTTCATCTATAATCGATGTTGAACACAAAAAAGGAATTGTAAAAGTAATTGTTAATTCATTTGATGTCGAGGATGACCAGAACGATATAAGCTTAAAGGGTTCATTCCAAAAGACAGTTAAAGAAAACTTTAATGACATATTTTGGTATTTGAACCATGATGAAACAAAGATGCCGGGTATAACATTAGACCTTTATGAAGAAAAAAACGGACTTGTAGCAATCGGACAGGCTAATCTTAATAAAGATATTGGGCGGGATACATTTAGTGATTATGTTTTGTTTGCAGAAAACAATCGAAGCTTACAGCATTCAATAGCTGTTAAAGCAATGAAAAGAGATACAAAAGACAGTCGTAAAGTATTGGAATGGAAAATGCGTGAATGGTCAACACTTACTCAAAAAGGGTCAAATCCAATTACACCAGTATTGTCATTAAAAAACAACACGGAAGAAGAAATCGAACTATTAAGGAAAGCTTTAAAGTTGGATTATACAGATAAGAAATTAGAAGAAATTGAAGCGCAATTGAAAGCAGCCGAGGCTTTACTCACTGAAAAAAATAACAAGCTTATAATTTCAGAATTAAATAAAATAATTAATAAGTATAAGTAAATGGAAGATGTATTAAAAAAAGTAGATGAGCTTGGCGCAAATCTTGAAGCCAAGTTAAAAGCAGCAAATGAAGCTGTAACAAAAGAAAACAAAGAAGCTTTAAAGAAAGCTATTGAAGATGTTAACAAAGCAAGCGAGGAACTATTCGAAAGCAACAAAGCAGCTTATGCAACACTAGAAGGCAAAATGAAACTTATTGCGGAGGAAGTTGAAAAAGTTAAAAAAACTAAAGTAATTGAAAAAAATGGCTCAAATATAAAGAGTGCATTAAAAGCCGCTTTAGAATCGCATGGATTAATTGAAAACTATATAGCAGACAACGGCATTGAGGCTTGTAGGTTTAAATCTTCCGATATGTTGAGCAATAAGATACAGCTAAAGGCTGCAATCGAAATGACAACAGCATTAACTCAAGTACCTGGCACTGACACTTCGATAGGTTCATTGACAGCTTATGCAATGAAACGTGTTGAATTGCCTATTTCACAGGATATTCATATGGCTCAGGTATTGCCAGTTAAATCAATTACAGCTAAATACTTCGGTGTAATTGTATTCAATACTGAATGGAAAGGCGCTGCAACCACAGCAGAAAACACAGCAGTTGGTCAAAGCTCATTTAAACTTAAATCAGTTGAATATAAAGTTCATGACATTGGTTGTTATTTCCATGTTTCTAAAAACGAACTTGAAGATGTTGACGGGTTGTTAACTGAAATTCAAAAACGTGCATTCAACAACATAAATGAAGTAATAGATGCTAAGATACTTGGAACAAATGCAACTGATGCAAGCGATGTTCAAGGTCTTTTGGGTTCAGGAAACTATACAGCATTTAGCGCTTCAACTTATGCAGCTTCCGTTAAAAAAGCAAACATAGTTGACGTACTAAGGAAAATGAGACTACAGGCAAGAGTGGCCAACAAGTCAGTTAACGCAGTTTTATTAAACGCTGCTGACATTGATAGCATTGAATCATTGAAAGACGATGATGGAAACTATCCAATGCAACTAGGAGTTAAGATTGATGCAAATGGTAAAGTAAACTCTATCGCTGGGTTAGCAATCATAGAAAACAACAATGTAGTAGCTAACACAGCAATTGCAATCGATGTTAACGAAAGTTCAGAAATTGGCATTCGTAACGATGTAACAATGGAAATAGGATGGCAAAATGAAGACATAACCAAACGCATGGTTACCATTGTATTTGTCACTAGATTGGCTCATGGGATTAAAGATGCTGAACGAAATATTTATTCGTCAAATCTAACAGGCGATGCTGCAACATTAAACATTGGTGCATAATGTTAGTAATCGTAACACAAAACGGAGTTGAGGAATTAAAAGACCTCGACTCTGTTATTGCAAGTTCATTGATTAAGCAAGGGCTTGCAAAGAGTCCAGAAAAAAAAGAAGAAAAATTAAAAGTAAAAATTACAAAACGAGAACAAAATGAAAAAGATAATTAGTATTTTAATAGGATTGGCTTGCGCACTTTCACTAAGTGCGCAAACATACGCTCAAAAGACTATAGAATGTCCTGCTTATACCACTTTCTGGGGCGCAACAACAGACACTATCACTTCAAGTGGCACAAATATTCAGGCAGTAAGACTACAAGGGAACAGTTTGTTAAAAATAGATTTGCAGTTGGATGTAACCAAAACAAGTGGAACGGTTACAAACAATTTGTTTATTCAGAAATCAATGGATGGAACAAACTGGACAAATACAGATACTATTGCTTTGTCAAATGCCTCAACAAGTCGCAACGTAAAGACTATTAGTAATTGGAATACGCCATACATTAGATTTTATCAAGTCGCACCAGCAACCGCTCAACTTGCATATTACAAACTATGGTTTATCGCACGTTATCAATAACCTCATTTGGAATGCAGGGCGGTTCGATTCCGCTCTGAGGTTCAAAAAATAAATTATGGCAACATATTGTAGTATATCAGATTTTACCGGATACCCATATGAGCTTCCAAATGAAATGAATCTAAATAATAGATTAAAGGGAGCTATTCAATACTATGAATTAAAACTAATAAAAAGGTTATTTTCGCCAGATTATATAACAGCATTTAATTTGGTCGATGATGATGCTTTAGATAATTTATTAAAAGAAGCATTAATACCTTATACATATTTTCATTTTATTCAAACAGCAAATAGTCAGGTAACATCAACAGGGTACCAAGTAAATGTACTAGAAAACACAAAAAGTACAATTGATAAAAAAAGACTATGTATGATTCATAATGATTACATAGACAAATTATCATTGGCAATTGACTACATGGACGAAAATAGTATTAATTACAACATACTAGGGTTAAAATATATCAATGAATTTGGCATTTGAAATAACAACGCTACTTAAACAAGTTACTTATTGCAAGCTTAACGTAAAGTTTAGCTCAATGCAAGAAGGACTTAAAGATATGTCAGAGGAATATCAAATCGAAGCATTTAAAGATTTGGTTTACCCGGCCTGCTTGGTAATGTCTAATATTGACTATGAGTATAAAGATGTAAGGTATGTAAGTAAGTTTGATTTAAAGCTATATATATTTCAACGGTCTGATGTAAACATGTCGATAGAAGATTGCGAAAATGACACTATTGAAAATGTATTAATGCCATTGAAAAAAGAGATTGAAACATTAATTAAATCGAGCAAAACGATTATATGCGACCATTTAATTAATACAGCTTGGAAGATTCGATACAAAGTTATGGCAGGTTCTGAGGTGTGCGATATAATAGAACTAAATATTAAGGATTTAAAATTATTTAATCCGAATTATAGATTATGATTAGAAAAGTATCATATAATTTAGAATCATTACAAGAAACCTCGACATCGGTAAGTATTAATTCTTACATGATGTTTAAACATATCATTTTTGTAACGGATGATTTCAGTTTCGAAGATGTTGACGAAATAGGATTGCTTTCTAATTATAAGACTGGAATCTCAGAAAAAACAATGTTCTTTACCCCTGAGATTCACAATACAGAGCCTAAGATTGAAGACGCTAAATACTTTATTTTTCAAGACAAATCGGCTGTAAAAGTTGAGGATAATTTATTAAACTACCGATTCAAATTTAAATTAGACTTCGATTGGTATAAGAAATTTAAGTCATTTGAAAATACTGGTCTAAGGATTATGTTTGTTGACTACATGAACCAAGTGTATACAATATTAGAAGATGATGTATACATGGGATTAAAAACGTCAATGATTTCTGTGTCAAAGCCAGAAATAGGAAGTGAAGTATGTATTTTTAATGTCGATATTAATCTGAGCAAAGAAAATGATATGACAGCAACGGTAGTAACTGGTGTTGATTTATCGTTTTATGACTTACAATTAAGGAAGCCAATAATATCGACAAAAGATATAACTGTAATTTCGGATTCAATATTACAAAGTGGAGGGGTTATTAAAGACAATGGGAATTCAGCAATAACAGAAACTGGATTATTATATAGTATGTCAAATCCCCCATTATATGGTAGTTCAAGTAAAGTATTATATACCGGGACTGATTTAGATTTTACAAAACAAATAACAGGACTAGCAGAAAATACTAATTATTATATTAGGGCGTTTGCAAAAAATAGTATAGGTGTAAATTATGGTATTGTTAAAATCGGAACAACAAGTGTAATAATTCCAACCGCACCAGAAGTTACAACAAAAGACGTGACCCCTATTTCGCAAACAATAATATCGTGCGGTGGTACAATAACAAATACAGGCAACTCGACAATAACAGGTAGAGGCATATTGGTATCAACAAACACACCCCCAACGCATGAAAACTCAACAGTAATAAGCGAAGCAACAAACATTAATAATTACACATTACAAGCTACAGATTTAGAAGTTGAAACAACATATTATATACGAGCATTTGCAACTAATGCAATAGGAACGTCTTACGGAAGTATAAAAGAATATTACAATACCGACATACATGTAACAATTACCACAGATACGATGACAGGTGGGGATTTACAGTTCACTGTTACAGGAAGTGTAGACTGCGGAGAAGGTATAACAGTAATAGAGCAAGGATTTATATATTCAAAAACAGATATAACGCCAACAGAGGGCGAGGGAGGCGTAAAAGTAACATCTGAAGATATGAGCGAAACCGTAACGGGACTAGATGCTAATACAAGGTATTATGCCCGTACATTCGTCAACACAAATTATGGGTTATTTTATGGCACAACTAAAAATGACTATACAGATATACATGTTGAATATGAAAGGAATCTTTATTATGATTATGCTACATACATAAAAACTAGAGGCAACTATATGACTACGTCTCAGGATGATGAAAAACTTAAATTAGAGGCAAGCCAAGACGGAGGAGGGTTTCCAAGCTATTTATTATTGCAAGGGAATGAGCCTGTAGACACTAATTTTAGTGTCGGTAAGGACTATAGACTAACATTTATAAATAGTTATGACACAATAACAGCTGGCGTGTCAATAGTAATATCATCATTAACAACAGGGTATCAAGCATTATATGCGCAATTCCCAAGTACAGCTGGTAATGTAGTTATCAATTTTACAGCGACACATGCAGTTCCTTATATATCTATAGAAATACCGTATAGTACAGGGAATGTAATACATATAGAAGGTTATAAATTAGAAAGATTAAGTTAATAATACATATATGTTAAATCAATTGATTAATTAAATTTTAAAACAATGACAGTAAAGCGCAGCACAGCAGCACCCCTTTTGGGGTCAGGTGGAATAGAAGGGAATAACTTTCTTGAACCTAAATTCTTTTTCTTGACCGATAATGATTTCGTTATTGAAACATTGGGCGATTTAGCCGATGAAGATACATTCACGGCCGCAATTGCATCTAAACAGATTTTCCCTTTAGGTGAAAAGTACTCTATTGAAAAAACCAAAAAAGAAGCTAAATACAGCACGTCTTCCGGTGGTGTTGATATTCTTACAATGCCTATGATGGAAGCTTTTAAGGTTAACTTTAACATGAATGAAGACCAAGCAAAAATCGCACGTGAAACATTACCGGGCAAATCATTCAGGTTATTTTACTCAGATTATGCGAACCAATTAAAAATCGGTAAATATCCAGACGGATACAAAGGATTCAGGACATTCCCTATTTATGTTGAAAAAGCAGAGGCTGGAGACTCCCCTGCAATGGTTCAATTATATATCCAAATGAAAGACACCGAGGACATGATGGACAGAGGTGTAATTGTGAAACTTGACTGGCCAATATCTGAGTTGCAAGCAATAACCCCAGTTACCGGAGCGGCCAGTGCTGTTCAAACAAACACATTTACTATCGTTGTTAAGACTGATACAATAAGCTACATTAATGAAGATGGTACAGCTAATGCAGGCGCTATTATGGGGCTTGAATCAGCCAACTTTCAAGTATTAAGCTCGGCAGGGGTAGCTAGAGCCGCAGTAGCAGCAACAGAATCAACAACCGTTGATGGTAAATACTCAGTAACAGGAACCGGGGTAGTAGCTACCGATACCGTTCAAATCATACCATCAGCTTCTAACTTATATGAAAGTGCAGTTATTACATTAGCATAATGTTTAACCAATTGTCAGATAATATTCAAAAACTGATTGATGAAATCGAGCCTCTGATTGTAACAAAGATGAAACAGTCAGAGGCCGAAATCATTGATATGAATGTCGAACAGTTGGCAATTGGTAAAAACTCATTAGATGAAAACATGCCAGACTATAAACTCGACTGGTACGCACAATATAAAGAAGCATTAGGCTCAAAGTCGGACGGTAGATACGATTTAAATTTAGAAGGTGATTATATCGGGGCTATGTATGCCGAGGCGTTCCCGGATGGGCTAGGGATAGATACAAAAGACTCAAAAAGAGATAAGTTTGATTATCTAAATCCATTTGGTCTTAATGAAAAAAATAAAGAAATATTAGCAAACGAATTAACCGAACCACTACAAACAGATATTGAAGAAATATTTCTAACAGGTTTTTAAAATGAAAAAAATAGAGACTCAATATCATAGTTCGATTGAAACACTCGAATATAGGGTGTTTTTGAAAATAAGCAAATCAGGCAATTTAAAATTACTAACTATACAAGGCGAACCAGACTCGCAAATATTAGTTGACGCTTGGAGTAATATACTTAGCGAAAACGAAAAAGACACTGGAATAATGTTATTGACATCGCACCTACAAGAAAGCGATATGTCAATGATTCAACAGGCAAAAATGATGCGTTTAATTTGCGCTTATCATTTAATGGTCTTTCAAGATGAATACGGGATAAAAATTGCAAATGAATTAAAGCTGAAAATTAATGATATGGCCCCGGATAGCATTAATAAAGTTAGGGCTAAGTTTAATCAAATAAATACTCAGATTCAGTTAAATACAATATACTCTCAGAAAAAATATAAGACCGATAAAGAACAAACATTCGAAAGTATTATCGCACAGTGCGAAAACATACTAAAACGGAGTTTACCAAGAGACATAACAGTTAAAGAATTTAACGCAAATTATAAAGTAATCAAAGAAATAATCTCACAATACGAAAAAAATGGCCGGGAAAGTAAAAGCAGATGAATTATTTGATTTAGATAAGTTTAAAAAAGATTTAGAGGCTACAAAAAAGCTATTGATTGATAACGATGAAGCGTTAAAAGAGTTTATGAAATCAATGCAAGAGGGTTCTAAGACTATTAAAGATTCACAAACAGCAAACGAAAATTTAGGTAAAGCAAAGAAAAATCTATCTGAGGCAGAAAAAGAAGCGATAAGAGTTCAGAAAGATGCTGAAAAAATACTTATTGATAAACAAAAAGCAGAAAATGCTGAATTAGGAACATTAGAAAGATTACAGGCGGCAAATAGAAATTTAGCAAAAGAGCGTAATAAATTAAACTTAGAAACCGATACCGGGAAGAAAAGATTAGGTGAGATAAATTCAGAACTAGATAAGAATAATAAAACAATAAAAGATAATGTCGATTCACTCGGTAAACAAAGGTTAAATATTGGGAATTATAAAAGCGCATTAGAAGGTTTGCCAGAGCCATTAAAAAACGCTGGCGATTCTGTAGGTGGGTTAGGAAAGCAATTCATCGCATTAATGATGAATCCTATAGCCTTATTTATAGCGGCAATAGTTGGAGGGTTATACGCATTATTCAAAGCATTCATATCAACAGACGAAGGGGCTGTAAAATTTGCTCAGGTAATGGAATCTATAAAAGCCGTTCTTGATGTTGTTAGACAAAGATTAGCACAATTTGCGGACGGTGTAGTAAGTTTGTTTAAAGGTGAATGGAGTGAAGCGGCAAAGCAATTCGGAAACGCATTTGAAAAGATAGGAGAACAAATGAAGTCGGCTGTAAATGCTGCATTTGAATATCAAAGAATACTCGATGAAATAGGTGATTCAGAAAGCAATTATGTTTCACAATCAGCCGAAAATAGAAATAAAATTGCCAAACTCGAATTTATCTCTAAAGACCAAACAAAAACTATTGAAGAAAGAAAAGCAGCTTTACAGGAAGCTATGAAATTAAGTGAAGAGGAAAGTAAAAAATCAATCCAATTGGCAAAGAATAAATTAGAAGCTGAAATAAATTATTTAGCCTTAAAATCTGATTCAAGGAATAAAGTTAATGCGCAGGAAATATTAGACTTTATAAAGATGACCGATGAACAACAAAAAAGTGCTAAAAAATCATTGCAAATTGTACGTAATAATAACGAGGCAAAATTTGATGAATTAGAAAAAATGTATGGTTCAATGATAGATGCTGATACTAGGTATTTTGATGAAAATAAGAAAAATAATGCAAAGCTGTCACAATTTACAAAAGATGAAATTGATAAAAGACATAAATATAAAGTTGACCAATTAAAAGCAGAGAGAGACGCTATTGGAGAGTCGGCAAATTATGACCAAGAAATAAGAAAGAGAAATGAAAAAGCTGCAGCCGATGAAATGGCACGACTTCAAAAGCAAGAATCAGAAAAACTAAAACTAGAAAAGGAAATACATGACAATAAAATACGCAATATCGATATTGAGTATTTAAAATCAGTTGAGGCATCTAGTAAAGATTATTTAGCTAAAAAGAAAAATGGGAGTGCGACTTTAGAAGATGAAAAAACATATTCAAATAAAATATTAGAAGCAAAAAAAGCGGCTTTAGTCTCAGAAATGTTATTGGAGAAAGATAACATGGATAAGTATTTAGAGTTACAGAATCAGTTAAATGAATTAGAAATAAAACAGTTTGAAGACAAAGAAAAAGAAAAGCAAGCTGCAATACAACAAACATTTGACTTGACAAAGCAAGGAGTGTCCGCAATTACAGGACTTGTAAATCAAATGTATGATAATGAAATTATAGAGATACAGGCCAAAAATGCAACAGAAATAGAAGAAAGCCAAGCACGCAGAGAAAGAGAATTAAAGGCACATAAAGATGATAAAGATGCAATTGCTAAAATAAATAAAAAATATGATGACCAACAAAAAGCTATTGAAAAAAAGAATAAAGACGAAGAGAAAAAAGTTAAAATACAGCAATTTAATATAAATAAAGCAGAGAAGGCAATAAATGCAGGCATAGAAATAGCGTTAAATATTATTAAAGCGTCAAACCCTGCTATGGCATGGATGATACCTTGGATTTCAGCAATTGGAGCTATTCAGTTGGGAACAATATTAGCAGCAAAAGCGCCTGCATATAAAGAAGGTACAGAATTTCATGAAGGCGGTCTTGCAATAGTCGGTGACGGCGGTATGTCCGAACTTATCAAAACTCCAGACTCAAAATGGTATCTAAGCCCTAATACCTCAACAGTACTTGACTTGCCTAGAGGGTCGAAAGTTATAAAAGGAGAGGAAACACAAAAACTAATGGGGGGTAGTTCAATTGATAAGTATCACGAATTATTAAAAGAACAGAAAGAAACTACCAGCGCAATAAAGAAAATAAAGATATTAAACACTAATTTTACAGAAAACGGAATAGAAAGAATCGTTACCGAAGGGAATTCAAGAACTAAGTTACAAAACAAATACGCATGAGTTTTTATAAGTATTATCTGACATACAACGGAACAACAACAGAGGTATTTAAAGTTGATGGATGGAATGACATCGGCCGTGAGTATAAAAGGTCTCCAAAGTATCACAGCGTATTAAGGCAGTTTTCAGTTGAATTAGGGTTTCATAATTCGGAGGCCGGGAAGATAATAAGAGATGCCTATTACGAGTCAGGGTTAGACATGAATATTACATTCAAAGTAACTAAGTACAACCATTTGACAAATGTATATGATGATTTTTACGAGTCTGTAATAGATGCAAAGCCAGAATCATTAAAATTCACACGTGACTTTGTTAGGTGTTCACTAATTGATAGCTCAAAAGAAAATGACTTTGCCACCTATGATGAAATTAATTTTAATTTAGTAAATAGAACGGCAATAGACGGGACCGAGGTAGAACAATTCGAAACTGAACTTTCTGAAATACAAATACCGTATCCAGATATTTATTTACATACAAATGCGACCGGAGGTAATGGCCTAGTAAATGAATTAAGCCCATTTGCAGAACAATTAGACTATCAAGTAATAGACCAAAGAAATGAATATCCAACAGGGGATTTAATTCATGAAGTTATTTATAAAACAGATTTAGAAGATGGAACATTAACAACCCCTGATATTGTAATATATTCAAACACTATATCGGATAGACCACTAGAATGGAGGGTAGATTATATTAGTCCGTATATATTAAATTATGAAACTGAACATAGTACACTTTATGTTGACTGGACAAATCAAGTATCTACAAGGTCAATACAGTTTAATGAAAAAATAATACTATTAATTGGGACAACTGAGCACATTATATGCGAAAGGACAGTAACACATACAGAATCTGACTTAGAAGTTGGGAGTACAACGTATAACCTCCCGTCAATGTTAGCATATGAGTATGGAACAGATTATGCAGTGGAAGAAAATGCAGATGTTAAATTAGTGTCAAGATGCACTTATACATTTGAAAACCCTTATTCAGTTACTTACGATGGGTTCCCTTATGCGGTAGTGGAATTATTAAAAGTAGAAACAACTGACTATAAAAAATACCTGACAAATAGCCATATATTAATTAATGAAAACGATACAGCTAATAAATTAGGCAATAATTCATATGCGGTATATGAAAATAATAGTATTAATCAACAGTCATTTGATATTAATGTAACAACGGTTGGAGATTTAGTATTAAAAGCAATATCATTAAGTAACGAAACTGGACATTTCTTTTCAAAGGATTATAAATGTATATTAAAGCACATAAAAGCGGATGATACATTTACTGAATACGATATATACAATGCCGGCACAACAATGACCGACAATATAAGTATAGAAAGAGACAAATACTATACAGATGATAATGAGTATGGATTAGAAATTAATACAAATAATACATTAGTAAATTTAACACGTGCTATTAACCATACAGGGTCTAAATCATTGACTTTAGATATTGGGGATAAAGTAGAACTATCATTTTTAATACATTTTGCAACTCCAATAAATAATGAAGATTATACAGGAAACCTAAAACTAGAAAGCGTAAAAATAGATTATAGCGATTTAGTTACTACAGTTGGTTACACAATAAAAGTACTAACTACCGAAAAAGTTACTGTAAAAGGAATGTATGTTCACGAAGCATTTTACAGAGCGATTCAATTAGCATTAGGCGCCAAAGGTAAAGAGTCAAATGTAGAAAAGATATTCCATTCAGATTTACTAGGGCGGACAAGTTCTGAAATGGAAACTTACTCAGCAAATGGGCAATGGTCTAATTTATTTATCACGAGCGGAACAATGCTAAGAGGTCGAAATACAGATTTAAACGTATCAATTTTAGAACTATTTAGCAGCCTAGATAAGAAATTACAATTATGCCTTTATTACGATAGGACAATAAAAAAGTATGTCGTAGATACAAGAGACAAAGCGTTTAAAGATGAAAAGTTAACTACTATAGAATCGAAAGGATTAGAGATTACTTTAAATAGTGAGTTGTTTTTTAATCAGGTTTTCACAGGTCACAATGATTTAACATACGACTATATAAAAGGAGCTAATGAATACGATGTAAATACAGAGTGGGGGATTAATTCACCTGTAAAGAATTCAATAGATTTACGGTCAAAGTATAGAACCGATACAGTAGGAATAGTTATTCAGTTATTAAATCCGTATACTATTGCAGGGTCAAAAGATATGAAAGGCGATTCTGACATATTTATTATTGAGACTGACAACGGGATAGCTAAATTAACAGGGGTTAATTATACAGGGTTTGAAGGGATTGAAACTTATCTAAATCCAAACATGAACCCTCGACAATGCTTATTGAGACATAATTATACATTATATCCTCAGTCTAAAAGGCTTTCAGATATGAATATTCGATTCATAAAGAATCAAAAAGCAATCGAGTATGAAATATATGGGGGCAGTCAAACACAATTAGTCGCCACAGCTAATTTAGATGAATGTACATTGTTGCCAGAAATCTATGATTTAACCGCTCCAATATCAGATTTGGAAATAGCCGCTATTGATTTAGACCCTAATAAATATATGGAGTTTACTAGCGATGTGGTTACTTATAACGGATGGATTGACGAATTTAAAAGAGGCGATTATAAAGGAAGTGCTAAGTTAAGATTAAGAGGAAGAAAATACACTCAACCAGCAATAGGAATATACAATCTGTATGCAGTTAATACAGGTAAATTAGCCCCAGTTGGATGGAGAGTTTCAAATAATGAAGATTGGGATGAATTAATAGAATATTTAGGTGGAGAAAGTATTGCTGGTGGAAAATTAAAAGAAATAGGTACAACAAATTGGGATGAACCAAATCAAGGAGCTACAAACGAATATGGGTTTACTGCGGTAGCTAGCGGAATGCGAAATGATAGTGGAACTTATTTATATAAAAATGTTTTATCTAATTGGTGGAGTTCATCAACCCCAAATCTACCATGGGAAAACCCATTTTATACATGTTATTATGGGCATTCATATTGCTCTTATTCGGAACAATTCTATAAGAAAGTTGGATATGCAGTAAGATTAGTAACGGACATTAATCCTAATACGACAATCATAACAGATTATGACGGGAATATTTATAATGTCATTAAAATAGGTGAACAATGGTGGTTAAAGCAAGATTTAAAAGTTACTCATTTTAACGATGGTGAAATAATCCCTAATGTAATAAGCAATACCGAATGGGAGTCATTAACTACACCTGCATATTGTAATTATAATAATAAACCTTTTATATAAAAAACATGAATTTCTCACTTACAAACAATATTAGATTTTATGATACGACAAAAGAAGCGGATTTCGATACATACTTCCCTAATTTCGATAATCAGTTACTAAGGGAACAATATTACACTGATAGAAATCCACTAGAATATTATCGTGAACATATAATTAATAAAGAAATCCAATTTCAGATTAGGAACGATGAATTAATAACCGTAGATGTATATATAGATGGGGATATTGAAGACACTGGGGCAACAGTTGCAGACATTACACCTGAAAACTGGGTAGGTGATTCTATTTATTTAGTTTCATATACTCCAAGCGCCGAAGGTATATATCAGTTTAAAATAGCAGATACAGACTTTGAATCGGACGAAGTAAATGTAATAACTACCTCAAAAAAGATAGTAAAAGTAGAGTATTCAAATGATACCAACGACTACGGAACAATATTCGTAGATGATAGTTTAGAATCTGTCTATACAGGTCTTGCATATTTTACCGGATACCTAAAAGCAGGTGATTCAAAAATGGAGAAAGAAGTGTTTAAAACGGATAGAGGGGTACAAGTAACACAGCGTAGCACACCAATTGACCAATTAATTTTATACATAGAGGGTATTCATGAAACATATTTACAGTACATTTCTAAAATATTTAGCTGTAATTCATTAAAAGTTAATGATATTTTCGTAAATTCGGACGGTGAAATTAGCAAAGAGCAAATACCAGAAAGCGATTGTTTTAATCTCACTATAACACTGGTAAAAACAGATATAACGTATTTAGTATGAACTTGCAAATAATATATAAAGGCCAGCCTTTTTATTTACTTATATCTGATGAAATAAAATCAAACTATTATAGGCAAATTGAAGAAGAAACAATTGTAAAAGCAATTATATCAGACGGCCAAACAAATATAGAATTTACTTTAGATAGTGAAACGTATCCAATAGAAGTTTATTCGGATCATGAATACAGGCTATACTTGTCAACCGAAATACTTAGCGTGTTAAATGAAGGAATTATAACAATGATGTTTGCGCAAGAAAATGTAATAGATTCAGAAAATGTAATAGATAGCGAATTAATTACGCCAATCTTTGAATTAAAAAGTATTTAAGATGATAAAAGTTTCATTTCAAAACAATAAAAAACCTATATTGGTAAAAACTGACAATGGGTTAATAAGAACAATAACAGATACACAATACAATATATTAAATAATACTACAGGGGTTAATACTGGGGACGAAACTACGGCAACATTAAAGACTAAATTAGGTATCACAATATTGTCAGGAGCTAATACAGGGGATGAAACCTCAACATCAATTGTAACAAAAATAGGGAATGGGACAAAAATAAGTTCAACATATTTACCATCGTATGTTGATGATGTGATAGAGGTAGATACATTTAATAATTTGCCATTAACAGGAGAGACAGGGATAATATATATAACAATTGATACTGGATACGAATACAGATGGACAGGAACAGTATATATACATATAAATGTAACGGACATTTCTGGTAAAGTTGACAAAGAAACAGGAAAAGGGTTGTCAACAAACGATTACGACAATACAGAGAAAGACTCTTTATCATTTGTTAAAAACAATGCTGTAAATTATACATCATCAATCCCATTTACAAAAGCATTAACAGACATTGATACGCATACAATGGTCGGGAATATAACATTAACAATTAATACTACAGGGGCTTGTGATAATGCTTGTACTCAATTGTTATTGGTTAATAATTCAAGTTATTTGGCAGACGTTACAGCATTTCACACAATAGGGGAACAAGATAATACAAAGGCATATACATTGTTAACATTCGAGCGTAAAAGAGGATTATATTTGGTTTCAATAGCTAATTTTGATTAATATGAGAGCTGGGATAGTATTTGGGTTTGCTGGGAATGCGAATGTAACAGACCAGACTTATGATTACGATGCAAGGTCCTTAGAGTATTTTTCTGAGGTTGAGGTTTATTCTGAATTACTATCTGAAACAAAACGTAGAAATATAGATACATTAATTAAAGAGTTAAAAGCTGAAAGCCTTTATGATACTCAATGGGATACACTATGTATTTGTCGAGGCGATGGGACAAATGCAGGGATTCATAATTTAATAAAAAATAGCATTCATGGTTTAAAAATAGGCGCAACAGGATTTACTGAAAATGTAGGGTACAACAGTAATGGTTCGTCAACTGGGATAAATACAAAGTTTAAAGCAGCTACGCATGGAGTATTGTTTACTAGAGACGATGCAACATACTTAACTAAGTGGGGTGTTGTTGGGTCTGGTAATAATCAATTTAGCGGGGTATTAACTACAGGAGGAACGTCAATAAAGTTTGTAGGTGGATTTTCTGACTATGTAACCATAAATGGAACATTAACACCATACACTCCGGCAATATCAGGTTATAACGCTTATGTTAGAACTGGGAGTAATTCAGGGAAAGTATTGCAAAACTCAGATGAAATTGCAATTACTGGAGCGTCACAGGTGCTAACAGATTTGGAGGCATATTTATTGGTGTTAAACAATGGAGGTATAGCTCAATTTTACAACGTTTCTGGGACAAAAGTAGAGTTATATGGATATGGTAAATCAATTACTCAAGCTAAGTTCCTGCAATTTCAAACTATTGTCGAATCTTATTTTACAAGATTAGGTACCAAACCAGTATATGTAAGTTCTAGGATTAATTCGAATAATTTAAATCAAGTGATTATTGAATTTAATGTTAATATTAGTTCGATAGAAGTTCCTAATAAATCTTTATTTACATTAACAGGTAAAACGATTACAAATACATCGGTTAGTAGTAAATACGTAACACTTACTGTTAGTGAACCATTTATTGGAGGGGAAACATGTAGAGTTACATACACCAAACCGTCAACAAAAGTAAACTACATAGCAAACGAAGGCGGCACGCTATGCGAGTCTTTTGACCAATTAATCTTAGATACGGCAGGAGAATATCCATTAGTATTAAAGTCTCAAACACTTGGAGAATACGATACCCTATGGTATAAATTTGGAACATATGTAACAAAGAACAGCATAAATGAAGTAACTGCGTGGGCTGATGAAAATGGAAGCGATGTTGATTTAACAACTGTTGATCCATATGTCCCATCTTACGATTCAGAACGAAATACAATTGTATTTAATGGGAGAAACGCAATGTTGCAATCTGGGTCTATAACATTAAACAGGCCAACAGAAATATATATAGCTGCTAAAATTATAAACTTTAATAATGCAAGAACTATTGTAGATGGCAAAACAGCTGATAGTGGTAGAATATGGATATTAGGTTCAGACAATGAAGCTAATTCGTTCAGTATGTATGCCGGAACAAGAGATGGCCATTATGAGAACACCCCGATATTTAGCAGAGCCAATAAATGGAATATTTACAAAGTATTATTTTCAGAGACAAGTGGTTATATTCAATATAATGATGTAGCGAAAGAGGTGTTTACAATGGACACTGATATGGGGGGTATTACATTAGGTTGCGGAGCATCAAAAATAACCTCCAATTCAATATGTGCGGAAATTTCCGAAGTTATTTGTAGAAAAAAACCATTTACTACGGATGAAGCTATTCTAGTAAATAATTATCTAAAATCTAATTATATACAATCCCAAGCCGCAGACATAGTAAACATAAACATAGTAACAGAAGGGCATTCATTTATTAGTTTAGGGTCTCATTTTGCGACAGAGGTTGTTAGAACAGTAAATACTATAGATGGCTCTATCAAAAACCAAGGAGTTGATGGTAATTGGATTTCAAGTATTGTAAGTAGAGCCGCTGCGGCTGATGCGTTTCTAAAAACAGAAACAGCTACATTTAAAAATGTAATGGTTCTTTATATGGGATGCAATGATTTATATGGGCATCTTACGCCACAGCAAGCTTACGATGAGTTTTCTGCTTATGTAAGTGCGAGAAGCGCTGCCGGATGGAAGGTTATAACATTTACCGCAACACCTTCACTATATCTTTCTACTACATACCCTAGTTTCGAACAAAATAGATTAGACTTTAATACATTATTGAGGGCCGGAATACCAAGTATAACTAACGCTTATTTATTAGACACTGAAACAGTAACCGATTTAGCTAATCAGAATAGTGCTGCATTTATGGATGGATTACATCCTAGTTTTTACGGGGCTACATTGTTAAGAGATATGTATTTGTCTAAATTGACAGAACTATATACCACTAAAGTCTTAAATATATAAAATGATAACAACAGATATACTTAAAAAAATATGTCCATTAACACGCCGAGAAATATTAGATAAATATTCAGGGCTGTTAGATAAATTAATGCCTGAATATGGTATTAATTCTAAATTAAGAATTCAGCATTTTATAGCACAAATAGCACACGAAAGCGGATACTTTCAATTTGTAAAAGAGATAGGATGCGGGGCTAAATACGAATTTAGAAAAGACTTAGGGAATATATATAAAGGTGACGGCGATAAATACAAGGGAAGAGGTCTAATTCAAATTACAGGACGTGCAAATTATGAAAAGCTATCAATGGATTTGTTTACAAATAAACAATTAGTTGATAACCCCGCAATATTAGAAATGCCAGAATATGCTATTAAATCGGCATTGTGGTATTGGGATAAGCATAAATTAAACATATATGCAGATAACGATGATATATTAACCATTACAAGAAAAATAAATGGTGGGTTAAATGGAGTCGAGAGTCGAATTAATTTATTAAATAAGTGTAAGGAATATATTTAAATTTACAACATGGAATCAACAGGGTATTTCGAAGAAAAACCGGGGGTAAAATCTGCAATAAGATTAATAGTATTTATGTTTGCAGTATACGCAGTTATTGCGAGCGCATGGTTATTTTATAAAAATACAGATTATACTGCTGGGATTGCTGTATTTGTAGCAATATCATCTATTGCTTTATCAGCTAAATTAATACAAAAACCAATGGAAGCCAATGCAAATGACAATAAACAATAGAAATAATTATAATATCTTGTTGATATTATTTATCATATCAATCATTTTGCTAATTATTTTAGCATCTTGTAGTCCTAAGATTGAAAGTAAAATTATTAAGAATGATTCTATTGTTTACCGGGATTCAGTTAGAATTATAGAAAAGATTGTTCATAAAGAAGGTTCAAAAGTATACGTCCCAATAGATTGTGGGAAAAAAGACACCGTATTTATAAAAATAGGTAATACTACAGCAAGATTAACAACTAATAGAGGTATAGCAAATTTAAATCTCATAAATGAAAACTCAACTGATACTATTAAATCTAGTAGCCATATAAGTTCAAAAAATGAATCCAAAACAAATATCGAATATAAAACTATAGAAAAGAACATATATCCATTTTGGTATATATGGGTAATTCTTATTATATCATTAGTTTTAAATATGTGGTATATCTATAAGTCTATTATAAAAATAAAAAATGAATAAATAATTATAATATAAACTATATAAATGCAGTATAATGAGTAGTGAATTTATTATTGGCACAATATTAACTGCATTTGGCGCACTTATAATTATATTGTTAAAAAATATATTAACAGAAATAGAACAAAATAGATACAGACAATTACAATACGAAGAAAAGCAATCTGATAAATGGGAAATAATTTATAAATATATCAATGAATTAGAAGACCATAACAGGCGAATAAAGATAGTAGAAGAAGACATGAAGCAATTGTCAAAAGAACATTATTCTTATTGCGAAAAGTATTGTAAAGTACACTCTTAATCATATTTCTTTAATTTATCAGCAAAATAAATATAAATAAGGAAAGCCATTAAAGAAGATATAAAGCACCAATTAATAATTCCTAATCCATATAATTCTAGTCCATAGCATATCAGATACGCCCAAAATGAAAAACACATAGGGCAAACTAATAATCTATAAAGGCACTCTTTTTTATCTTTTGCCAATGTGCGCACACTGGCAAATAAAAAAGACCTGTTAACGATAAAAGTCAACCCTATGGCACTTGCAAGTATTTTAAAGTCAGCAACCATTGCTACAATGAGCCACAGCTGGCCACAACCATTTTATTTTCATTTCTTAAATATTTTATATCACGCCAAATTGTTGCTCTTGATACATTAAAAAGATTAGTCATATCACTAACAAATCGATTCCACCTTCTATGGCCTCTACATTCGATTTCGTTATGTAATAAGCCTCTTCTTTTATCTAATGACAATGACCTTTTGACTTGACCCATTAGTTGATTCACCTTCTTTAATCTTTTTATACTTTTTATGAGCATCAATGTACTTCATAGGGTCATAACCCATTGAATACATAGCGTCCCATACTTTTTCAGCTAGTTCAGCAAGTTCCTGAGGGGCTGTATCCTTAAACATTTCGCAATATTTATTGTAAAATTCTGAATCACTTACCCCATCAAGTACTTCAATTTTCTCAGTTGGGAACATGTGCTTTTTATAAGCCTTTCTAAATTCCCAAATTTCAGTTTCTAAACTTTTTGCAAAGTCAGAAACACTCCCATGCTTTTCCCAATACTTATCTAACATCTCTGTAAGTTGTTTCAAATATTGCTATTTGGCCCGCAGCGGCCGAACTGACAACATAAAAAGCGGAAGTACTATTTGTTGTAATATTGCTTTCCGAAGGTTCAGTCAAAGTCGGAGCCGGTATTGTAAACTCAAAGTTAGTTGCACTTACCAAATTGGAGCGACTTACATACAATATTGTCGTACCAGTATTCTGAAAGCGAATATTAACCCTATTCCTATTTCGTGGGATTGTAATTGCAATTAACCCAACTGTTTGAGGTGAATTTATCATAATTATACAATTAATCGATCACGGTCACAGCTTCTATTTGGAATTAAATGAGTCAAAATTGTGTTAGTTTGAGCAGCCATAAGAGCAGTTAAACTAGCAGTTTGATTCAAATTATTAACCTGAGATTTAGAATCAGCTAATTGAGATAAAAGATTTTCTTTATCGAGCTGGTTAATTAAAGCACGTGTCATGTTACCATCGGCTGCAATTGATTTCTGAGTTTCGCAGCAACATGCAAGGAGTTGTGTAGATAACGCAGCTCCTTGACTTATAATCTGATTTGTGGAATTAGTCAAATTGCCATTAACACTATTAAAGTTTTGAATCTGATTAATTAAAGCCTGTGTATTTGCGGCTGTAATATCCCTTCCAAGGCCGTTAATAGAATTTAAATTGTTAAAATTAGTTTGAGTTACGTTGTTATTAACTGCTGCGATACCCTGCCCAAGCTGACCAACTGTGTTTTGAATATTAGCGTTAACGCCATCTAACCCGGCCATAAGTGCGTTTGAGTTAATAGAGCTGCTTAAATTTGTTATTTGGTTTTGCAACGACTGAAATGCTGGGTTTAAAACTACGTCTGTTGCAACTGCTGATGCGGCAGGTGAACCATTCATGCCACCCCATCTATTACCCCCAAAACCACCCATACCTCCACCAAAAAGAAGCGCTCCGATTAATAGCGCTCCAAGTGAGCCGCCTCCAAGAAATCCCTCTGTTCCGCTTGTTGTTGGAACTGTTATAATATCACTCATTTGATTAAATTTAAATTGTTTAATCAAAGGTGGTAGTTATTTTAGTTTTTAGCTATTTTTTAAAATAGCATTAAGTTTAATTATAGATTAGTAATAAGTTATATTAATAAATACCTAATAAAATTTTAATGTCTTTTTCATTAAGCATTAACTTATGTCCTTTCCTACAAGTTTCAATTCTCTTACAGCGTACATTATAAGCTAATTTAGCGTATTTAACTTTATATTTCATGCAAGCATCTACGTAAGTTATATAACCAGTTTCATGAATGCAATCATTTATTAAATTCCTTAGCTCACTAACTGTTAATGAACTAACAAGTTTATTGTTGTCCATTTATATTTGATTTTGCCCAATTAATAATAAAATCCATTGAACCTTTTGCTATAGGCAATTTCATTAAGAAGTCAACATTAGCATTAATTAACCCCAAAAGGTCTTTATTTTTCATTCTATTATAAACATAAGCCCCAAACTGCTTATCTTTGTGGTATCGTTGATAATCAAATTTAAGATTCTCAGGATATCCATTAAAGTTCTGTAGTAAATAATCTACATAAACAATATGACCATCTACGTCTTTATATAGGTCTGGCAAACCTATATTTTTACAAAATTCATCTATTTTTAACATGATTAAAGGTTTTAATTTTAATCAAAATTAGATACTATTATTGTAAAATTCAAATATTAGCTTAAAATATTCTAAATTACCATGTGAAACATGTCCGGCATTCCATAAATTAGCCGCTTTTCTTAGGTCAAAAGTCGGATTCCTTAATTTTTGAATTGTCAAAAAGATTTCAATTGACTTAGCTTTTGAGTATCTATCATTTAATGAATAGTTTTTACCAGTTAATCGATTAAATTCTGCTAACATAATAGGCCTAATTTGTAAATATCCTACTGCATTTTCTTTAATATTCACAGCCAGAGAATCAAAATTACTCTCAATTTTCGCAAATGATTTAATAATTCGCTCTGTATTGTCAATTACCCTTTTAGGGGTAATAAATAAATAATTATTAGCAATCCTAATTGATAGTAATAAAAGTAATGTAATAGTAAAAAGTCTCATATAATTGATATTAAGTTATTAGCAAATATATAAAAATAAATTATAAATAAAAATAATTAACATGTGTATAATAAAAATAAATATTATCTTTGTAATAAAATATAACTATGCTTTTAACTTTTTCAAAAACAGAATTTAGAAACCGAATAAGAAGTGGAACAAAAGTACACACTATTCGAGACGACAAACACAACAGATGGAAAGTTGGTAATAAGATTCATTTTTGGTTAGGAAACCCACGAAATACAAGAGGTAAAACTAAACCTTATCAATTCGGTGTTGCTGAAGTTTCAAGAGTTGAAACTATTAGAATGGATTTCGCAATTCCAGAAGATTGGCAACAAGATATTGTTTATATAGGTAACGATATTGTGTTAAAATCAATTGAGGAATTAAACGCATTAGCCGAAAATGATGGCTTTAACAATTGGGCAGACATGAAGCATTGGTTTGTTAACATGGATATGCAATATTTCGGTAAAATTATCTTTTGGAAAAACATTGATTTAGTTGCAAATGATGATGGTAGCACTGTCTTTTAGTGTTGCCGATAACGTGTTGTGTATGAGCAGTGGCACTTGTACACACTTAAAATTTAGCACAAAACTATCCGTGCCATTGCTTATACACGGTGTTACCACCAGTTATTTATTTAAAACTTAAAAACTAGTAAAATGATACAAAAATTCAGAAAGAAACCAGTCGAGATTGAAGCAATTCAATGGAATGGAAATAGTAATAAGCAAGAGGTTGATTCTTTTGTTGGCAAAACATTAAACACCGAACTTGAAAGCGAAACAGCCTATTTGGCTGGAGTTGCACCACCGATATTCAGTTTATTAATTGAAACAAAAGAAGGTGTAATGAAAGCGTTTAAAGGGGATTATATTATTAAAGAACCTTTTCCAACAGGCGACAGAGATTTTTATCCCTGTAAAAACGATATATTTATTAACACCTACGATGCCATCTCATAATTGGTGGTAACTATTCGATAGGCGCAATTATGCACATAAATCAACTTAATAGAATTATATACGCAATAAAATGAAACATACAATATCAATATTAACCGCAACAATTACAAAACATCAGTCTGAAATAGACAAGTTAAATAATTTAGACATTAAACGAGGTACTATGTTTATTGACGATGAGATAAGTAATCACAAAAAATTAATAGAAGAAATAATATTAGCAATTCATATAATTTCAAAGCACGAAAGATGAGAAAGCAAGGAGACAAAGACAAAGAACCAAGAAAAAGAAAAGGGCAAACAAAGCAAAGAGTCAATATATCAATAGATAAGATATTGCACTCCAAAGCACAACAAAAGTACCCTAAGCAGTTAAGTAAATTATTTGAAATTTATTTAAAAGATATTTTATAAAAAAGGTGTGTATAATAAAATAAAGTATTATCTTTGATATAACAAAAACAAACAACATGGAAACTGATAACGAACTACAAAAAATAGAAAAACTAACACGAATATTGTATTGTATTAAAGAAGCTCAAAGAAAAAATTTAATTCAATATTCTAATATGAAAATGTATAACATGCGAGATTTAGAAGATGCGGCAAAAAATGAACTGCATAAAATAAGTATTACACATATGGCTATTAAAAGACTTCAAAACTACTATAAAAATGAGAAAGCAA